GCAATACCGTCAGCAGCATCTTCCATATCCCCAAAATCCGTAGCCGCGGAGCCAATTGAAGAACTAAAACCGCCTATCTTTATTCCCAACAAACCGCCTATCCAAGAAAACAATCTCTGTATGGCGATGACCAGCGCATTTATGTATGGAAGAACTTTTGACACTATTGGTAGAAGTAAATTGCCTATACTTCTAGCCAAATTGGCAAAATTGGCCTGTAATAAGCGCAACTGGTTTGCCGGTTGTCCTATCGTAGACGCCATATCTCCCCAGGCATATTTTGTAGATTGGAGCAAAATAATAGTCCGCAGAAGTGCTTTATCCTGCTGTCCCAGTTTTGCTATTTTAGCATCTATGCCTAACTCATATAGTTTCTCCTGCATGTTCACATTACGAATATTAACACCGTACTTATCCAAGGTTCGGCTCATACCAACCATGCCAGATGCCATATCCTGCCATACATCCTCAAATTTCAGGTTCTTCACAGAAGCCAAATCTGCACCAATCATAGTCAAAGCATTGGACAATTTTAGAGCCGTCTCAGAAGCCACGCCCATGGATGAGGCCATCTGCCCAAACGTTGCCTGATAATTCATAAGCCTTTCCGGGTCAAGTCCAAGGCTAGGCATTCCGGTTGCTATTAGATTCCCATATGCATCAGGTTGAAATCCTGTCATTTTACCTGTCACAGCTTTCGCTCTCTCGCTGAAAGATTTAGCATAAGCTTCAGCAGACTCATAACCAGACTTTTTCCATTCACCTACCGCATTCCCTGCAACTTGTCCCCATGCAGCGTCAAAGTAATTCAATGTTTCTATATAATCCATGGATGATTCTGTAGCTTTCCACAATGCTTTGGCTCCACGAATCAGCAAGAAACACTTAGCATAGAACATACCTATTTGGGAAACTAAACCTTTTGTAGCTTTGGTCGCTCTACTAGCACTACCGGAATATAAGTTTAAACCTCGGTACATCGCCGTCGATGCACTGCTAACTCTTGAACCATTTCCAGCCAAATTTGCAAGAGCAGTTGTCATCTGAATTATATTCTGGCTTACTGCTGGTGCATGGGACAATGTTTTCATTAATTGACTCAAAGCTACACCAAGCGCCTGAATGTTTGGAATTGCTGTGGTAGCCGACTTACCCCCTAATTTTGTTATAGAAGAAACCAGATTAGCTAAACCAGTAGTATCAAAATTAAGCGCACCTATCCCGTTCATACCACTCACAAAACGTAGCATCTGGTCTTTAATCGGTTTTAAATTCATTGCCGCCTGTGTTGCCTTAGCTCCCCCAAGCCTAGTTATATTACCTACAAAGCTATTTAGTCCTGTAAAATCGAATGTAACGCCTCCCACGGTATTCATATCCATAATAAAAGCCCGCAGAACAGCTGAAAGTTGCGGAAGGTTTTTTACAGACTGTGTAGCATTTATGCTCCCAAGTCGGCTCACGCTGTTTACCAACGTTACCAGTCCATTTGCATCAAAAGTTAGACCTCCAACGCTATTCATTCCAGTAATAAAATCTTTCATACTGGTTTTCAAAAACTCCAAATTTTGTGTTGCTTCTGTGACTGTTGCTCTCCCCAGTTTAGATATGGCATTTGCTATATTCGAAATCCCATCAGAATCCACATGAATATCATTAAGCCCCATCATATTAGCTGTAAACGTAGACATGGCCTGAGCCGTCGCTGCAACTCCCTGGGCATCTACTGTTGCCAGCTTATTCATTCCAGTAGCAACTCTACTAAAATCTGCCGTCTTAGTTCTGTTATTAAAATTCTGAATAGAAGCCGATATCTGATTAATTCCGGACGCAATATTGCTCACATTGGACATTTCCAGGCCAGTAATTGTGGACTGGAGTTTCATCATTTGTGCAATAAATTTATCTAATTTAGCATCTGCACTTTGTGTACTGGCATCTATCTGGACCTTTAAATCATCAATCACATCTGACATAGTATTCACCTACCTTTTCTGAATATAAAAAAAGGCGGGTGACTGCACATCACTCGCCCTTTGGTTTACAAATTATCAGATTATTTCTCTGTCATTCACTGACAATAGATAAATGAGCAAATAGGATATGACTCCTACTTGCCCTTATTCTCAGATTCCATTGAATTAAAGAAATTCATAAATTGTTCTAAAGCTTTCTCTTCTTCCTCTTGCTTTTCTTCTGGAGTCAACGGAGTCACTCTGACTGGTTCTTCTGGGTATTTCCCCTTTCTCCTACGTTTGACGAATGGCATTGCATTACATACCGTGGCATCTAATGCAGCAGCAACATATTGACCCATTAGCCACATTTCGTCACTACGTTCCTGTTGTCTCTGTCCATATGCTTTAATAAACGGCATCATTTTGGAAGGATTGAGATGCCAAAACGTCTCATAGGGCACTCCTACCTTAATCCCCAACGGAAGATAATGCTCCCAAATTATTTTGTGGAAGTTGACTTCCTCTTTCGGTCTGTCGGAACCTTCGGTAATGTGGACTGTTCTTTCTCCTTTTCTGCTTCCTTTATCGCCTTCTCCATTGCTTCGGACATGTCCTTCAGATACTTGTCCAGTCCGGTCAGTTTGAAAAAACCATCTTCCTCCATACACTTCTTCAGGAACTCATACATTCCAGGAAAAGTTGCACGTTCATCATCTGGATTTTCCTTTACAAACTGTTTAAACAACGCTCTTGCAGCTTTTTCATCTTCTACTGGATTATTTTCCAACAGTCCCGCATAAAGACAGGTAATTGACAATGAAGCCATATCAGAAAACATATCTGCTGTTCCGTCCATCATTGCCGTTGCCATTTCGGACTTATCCTCCTTACCTGTGATTCCACGCTTCATAATGTAGCCACCAGAAACCACTTTAAACACTTTATCCACGCAGTCCTTATATTCTGCCGCTTCAAAGGAAAACTCTACTTTATATTCATTTCCGCCAATTGTTAATAATCTCATTACAAATCCTCCCTATTTTTTCTTATGCCGGGGTATCTACTTTTTCTGTTGGTTCAATCGGTTCAGCCCAGCCAATTTCTCCAGTCGGAGTTACGGATATTGTAGTATCCCAGGCATTGTCCACATCTGTTGCTGACCATCCAAGACTTGACGGGGTACAAGTAAAGAAAAATGCCTCAGTCAACCCTGGATGAAAAAATTCCATCCACATACGCTTGCCGGATGACTTTGCGCTCTCGTATTCAGCACAAATATCCTTCCACATTTCACGGAAACCATCGGACATGCCAAACGTGATTGCAAGTGCACCGCCTGGGTCTTTTAGTCCATCAATGTATCGTTTCCAAACGGTATCGTTCAGGGATGTTACGTCGTAGGTTGCAGTTTCCGGGTTAAAATCCGGTATTGATTTTGGATTTGGCAGGTCGATAAATGCTGTTGGTTTTGTACCTGCGGTTGCCTCGATCGCATACCCAACGTGAATTCCTGCTGTGGAAAGGTCAACAAAATTTTTTGCCATAGCTTTATATCCTCCTTGTAATTTCACATAAAAATAAGAACCTCACCATTTTCTGGTAAGGTTCAAAGCTTATTTGGTTTCTATATGATATCGCCCTCGCAATAGGTTCTTCTAAACCTTGCAATCCAGCGGTATGCTTCTGTGGTACTGGCCCTGTCTATCTCAGTCGGACCATAATTCATTGTAAATCCCATCTGGCGCATAAGCTCCGCAGCATGGAAAACCAGCTGCCGGGCTTTTGTAGTCGATTTGGAATCGTAAATCGTAATCTCAAAGCTGGCCAGTATAGCACACTGTTTGTTTTGAAGAGAAGTGCTGGTTGTGGGTTCACCCAATATTTTCAAATACAAATATGGAAACGCTGGAGGGGTATCATTCCGGGTGGTTCCGCTTCCTTTTAAATGTTTCTTCAATGTTTCATCATTCACCAGTCTGGAGTAGACCAGTGAGGAAATGTCAATCATCCACCAAACACCTCCTTTACAATCGCCGCCACATGCTGACGGATAGCTACCGAAGCGTTATACATAGGCATTGTAGCCTTAACGCCGTAGGAATGATGCCATTCATCATCATCTCCCAAGTACCACCATCCATCTTCGTTAAATGCCCACTTCTGACCAGGGAATGTACCAACACCCATGCCAAACTCTGGTGCTTTCGGATTCCCGACATGGTTATACCGAATTCCGCTTCCGAATTCAACAAGACATAAAGTCGAAATGGTTCCGTAATCATTGGATTTCGTCTGGCCAGAAGCAATCAACATAGCTTTACAGCCTGCCTTTGATGGTTCCATATCTATCCGCAGGGAGATTGTCTTGCCAAGAGGTGATTCTCCAACTTTTGCTTGCGCCACGGTTAATCCGGCTTCTGCCAGTCTTTGGCACAGCAGTTCAGCCTTGCGGTGCAAGTCTTGTTTGTAATCTTGAAGCTGGTCGATAATGCTCTGGATTCCTTTTTTGGATAGTTCGCCACGGATTACTCGCTTCGCCATAAACTAAAATGTTTCCTTTCCCCTTAATCGCTGAACTTTCTCTGTTACTCTCGCAAGCAATTCTTCCGTTTCTTCCAAAGAATTTTCCTCATAACAGTCCATGGCTCGATAATATCCTTTTAATGCATCTGGCAACTGTGGTAGAAACTGGCCATTAATTGCACCGCATTTCTACATTTCACGCCGCCAACTCCATTCCCATCACCGGGAGTCCACCCGCAGTTGTTCTAAAACGAACTTCTCTCAATCCGTCAATTTCTTTTTCATTCACAAATACACGGGTACAGGCACCTTTGTTTTCAATTCTGATTTTAGGTAATTCATTCATCCTATTCTTCTCGTTGTCATAGGTTTTCTCGAATATATCTGGTTTACATGGGTACAGTTCTCCGTTTACGCCCTGGATAATATAATCTCCCACACTGGCATGGTGGATGCCCTCAAGCGTTTTAATAAACAGTTCTAAGAACAACTGGCTGGCGTCGAATCACATACCAGACTGCCATAGTACATTACACCATCTTCAAAAGCCTTTACCGCCCATTCTGGCACATACCATTTTCCGTCTGTTCCCTTTAAATCCCCGTCATACTGAAATGCTTCAATCTCAACGGGTTTCTTCTTATATTTTGTCATCGTCCCGTTCCTCCGTTTTCCACGTCTCCTTTAAGTGTTTCAAGACATCAATCAACTCGTCAATGGCTTTCTCATTCTTAAATTCCAAAATACAAGGAATCATTCGTAAATCAACTCCGTCTTCTCTTATCGGTCGATAATCCAGTAGAACCGTGGGATATTGTTCTTCTTCTCCTTCTCTTCGCTCCAGAATGGCTGTATAAATATCCTTATTGAATGTTACTTTGCACTGGTCAAAGTTATATGTTTCATGCCGAATCATTTTGCTTTTCCTCCGTCACTTTCCGAATCGCATACAGAACTGAATTTAAAGACTTCCCTATCTTGACAACCTTGTAATCCGGCTTATTGGTCAACTTTCCATCTGCCCCAAATTCCGGCTTCTTATCCACGAATAGCACTGACAATTCATCAATCGGCAGATTCATGTCACAGGTAGCAACCGTCTTGTCATACGCCAAATCAACGCCAAACGGGTCAGTATTCGCTTCTCCTCTGGCTGCTGATACATTCGCCCTGAACTCTACTGGTTCAGAATATCCAACGGTAAAATCGCCAGTTAAAAGCGGTTCTCCGGTCACGGGGTCATAGATGATATTGCCGTCAAGGTCTGTCTCGTAGATGGGAATGTGATTGTCGTAGAGCTGATACCACAGCTTTTGTTTGTTACGTTTCAGTCCTCTCATAAAATCACACTCCATAATTCAACCCTACGCATAAATGTTCATACAAGGACTTATACAGTTCCTTTTTGATATCTTCCTTGTACACGGTTGTCATAACGCCACCTATGCTAATTTGCATTGTTTCGCGCAAAATCGGAGCCGCCGCCATTTGCGTTAAGTCATTTCTTGTAGTAGCTAAAGACATTTCATCATAATAAGCGCATGCCTCAATACGCTTATGATTGCACTTATCCCTGTCTGGGCATTTCCGGCACTTCGTTGCCATTCTACTTACAGCACCCATACCCCCACCACCTTATCACTCAACCACTTCCCAGTCCTCTGAAAACAGTTCAATCATAGTTTCTTTCCATTACCTCCACAAAAGAAACGTGTGCTTGCCCACCACCATTCACAGCACACACCCTGCGCCCAGCCGGGGAGGTATCGACTGGACACGCACCGTCTTAAAGGAGAGTTTCTGCTTTTATTCCGCTTTATCCGGTTCCTCTACTTCCCCCGGATGCTCTGCTGCCCACTTATCGCATACCGCTTCAAATGTGGTACCTGGGAATGTCTTCCATCCATGTGCCGCACAATACAGACAGTTATCTGGATGTGTCTTTCCAGTACCGGGTCCGTACTCTGCCATATGAGCCTTGTAATCTGCTTCCTCCGCCGGGTTCTCAAAATGTATTTCTCTGTTCTTGTAATCGTAAATCATAGTTAAATCCTCCTTAAAATGGTTTATAAAATCTTTGCCATGGGAACAACATCAAAATAGATATCGTCCTCTTTTTCATAGGCGCGGCTGATTCCATTCTCACTGTGGTTGGATTCTCCATCAGCACCCTGTTTCGCCCAATAATAAACAGCGGCGGCAAATATCGTATCCCGATACCGCTCAACCGCTACCACTTTCTCTGCGTCCGTGTACCCAAACGGATATCGCTTCGCACACACCCTTCGGATTGCTCTCTGGATTAAGATGAGCAGAACCGGCTTATCGGCTTCGCCCACCTCGTCTCCAAGATATGTATACACATCAGCCAGAATCTCCGCTTCCACTCATCCCGCCTCGCTTTCCTTATGCCTTTGCAGTTACCGTAGCACTGCCGGCTTTCAGAGCCTTGTAATCGGAACCGCACTCAACAATCGTGATGGTCTTTCCGGTCGCCGCTGTAATATCAGCAGTGCCGTCCCATGCTGTCCAAGTCTTTACGTTCTGCCCAGAAGTAACAGATTCCGCCGCATCGCCGACTTTGTACTTATACAGGTTTCCGCTCTCTTTTGCTGGGGAAACCGTTACTTTAGTTGTCCCGGAAGTCGTACCGGCGGCAGATGTTACGGTCAGATTCCCTACATCTGTATTGACGGTAGCGATTACCATTCCATACGGGTCGGGCAGAACCGGAATGAACATGCCGGAAGCCTTTGTCCACTTCGCAACCGGATCCTGGGTCGCCCACATGGTTACGGTCACATACATCTTCTGTAATGCCTCCTGGAACGCGGAGTATTCCGTTTCCTCTGGTGTCGGCCCCCAAAGACCTGTACCGGCACGGCCAGACATATCAGCAGTGTAAAAGGTCACTTTGTTCTCGTCAAAGTATCTGCCGGATGCCCTGGAACCATCGGACTTCACGAAGGCATACTGTTGGTCGCAAGACGCCATGGTAAATCCGAACTCCTCCATCATAATAGACCGGAGTTCAGCCATAGTTACCAGCCGCCCAACATTGATGTTTCCGTAAATGGCGGTCTGAATGCACTTGTTTTTCCGCATACGCTGAATCTGTGTATCGGAAGTCAGCACATGGGTAACAAGTTTCCCCTGGTCTTTCAGAATCTTAACCGCCCGCTGAATATCGGAAAAAATATCGTATTCCGGGTTAGACCAGTCTCCAAAAGAGATTTTCTGTGCCGCCGGAATGCCGAAGTCGATTTCCATATCAAGGTTGTTCTCCTTGATTTTCATAACGCCACGGCTCATAACCTGCCCTTTGGCAATCTTGGTTCTTGTAACCACGCTTTCAGACAGCCGCCCCATATCATCAAACACCCAACGAATCAGGCCATCATCATCCGGAACTCCGTTGGAAATGTACATCTGAAGCTGTTCAGACTGGTTGATTTTCTCTTTGATAAAGAGTTTTTCGGTCAGCACCTTCTCAAAGGTCGGTCTGGTGCCGATATGCGCCTCGGTATCAAGCGCATGTACAAAAGCCGGTGTCGGCAGATTCTGCCCCTGCATCATCCGGTAATACTCCGCCTTGAAATGCTGTGTCTTTACATCCGGGAAAATCGTATCCAGGACAGTCGGTCTTGCTACTGCAAAATTCTGGGAAAAATTAAGTCTCTCCTCAACGCTAATCGCATCTAATACGTTAAATGGCATTTTCGCACCTCCTACTAAAATTCACAATCCGGGGCAGTCAGAATCACAATTCCTTTTGCCTCCAGAGCCGTCTTGGCTGCCGCAGATAACACTGTCTTTAATCTATTTCCATAGATTCTGCCAGCCTTAATTACGCTGGCCGGACGCTTCTCATCGTAAGTCATGTCAACAGTTTCAAATACAATGCCGGTGGCGTTCGCGTCATTGGACGGGAATACCGTTCCTGCGTAAATCAGCTTTTTGTTGTCCACCTGGGTCGCCATAGCCTGTGTAACCATCTCGGTTTTCTGCACCAGACCTACGCCGCTCTCTAAAAAATTTGGCAGAGTATATCCCTGCTCTACTTTCATGTAAGCCATCTCATATCCTCCTTAAAATGTCATTGTGGAAGCCGGATCCGGATTGTTTGCCGGTGTCGGCTGTGGGTTATGTGCCTGTGAATACTGTTTTGCATATTCAGCGGCAGCACTCTTTTCTTCTCCGCCCCCCTCCGGATTAGCTTTGCCTCCGGTTCCCGGATTCGGAGTTTTGTCAAAAGTTTCTTTCTGCCACTGGGTCTTGTTTGCTTCGTCACGTTTGGAGATTCCATTCACAAAAGATTCTGCGCTGGTCTTTGCCGCCTCCAAATCAAGTCCAGATAACGCGCTAATCATCCCGGAAAACTCCTCGCCGGAAAGGTTCGCTTTTGCGAAAATCGCTTCGACTGCGGAAGTCGTAAGCTGCTTCTGCAAATCTGCCGTTCTCTTTTCTGCTGCCTCTCTGGCTTTCTTCTCCTTTTCCAGTTCGGTAAGGTTCTGTTGCTCAAGGCCATCAAGTTTAGTTTGCAGCTCCTCCGCCTTTTCAGCTTCTTTTTTCCATTTGTCAGCGTCCTCCTGATATTTCTTTACTTCGCCATTGTGCTGATTCAGGTAATTAGTTACCTGCTCATCAGTAGGCTCCTCGACGCCAAGCGCAACCAGATTCTTCTTTGCCTGTTCTCTTGTCATGTTATTCCCCTTTCTAATCCACGCTTTTGATAACGCAGGTCGCTCCTGCTGGATTCTGCCATTTATCGGATGGTTCCATTTTGATATAAAAAAAGAAAAGCCTACTCGGCTCCTCCTATTTTAACTGTTTCAGTTTGCTTTGCTTTCAAAAGCTCTAATGCACGTTCTTTTTCAGCTTCAATATCAAACTGCTCCTGCGTCTTAAAAATAGTATCCA